CACTCTCATATACCAGATTACGTTTCTTGACTAGGTTGGCAGGAGTCTTGATCTTGGCAAGTTCCTTACTCATCTTTGCATGATAGAAATTTCCTAGTTCATATAATGCTTCATCTACATTAGTAATAGTACGAGCATTTTTAATTTCATTATTAAAAAATTGTTTTAGATAAGATGATATATGAAACTTAGCATCACCTGTAGTGCCACTAGCACCTACCAATTCATCTAGAAAGTCACCACATATATGACACATGCGTTCAATCTTTTTGACATATGCATCAAACTTTGCTTCCTCTGCGTTACTTAATCCAACACGATCCATAGGTGTGTCATTTTTTATAACAAGAGCCTCAGTTGATCCATTTACATTTGCACCAGCAAGAGCTTGCATAGATTGAAAGTCATCACCAGTATAATGTGTATGAAATACTACGCCGATCTTTGCTCTGCCCGCTGCTTGTCCAATAGGATGATTAGTAGGAATAGCATAGGTAATCGTATTAGGTCTGAATGTGTAAAGTCTTTCACCATTGATTGTTTCTGTCCTTAAAGTAGAATTAGTAAAGAGAAGATCTCCTTGCACAATACCTCTGATACCTAGACCAGAAAAGTATTTCAAAGAGAACTTAAGTTTCTCTGCAAGATCACCTTCATAGTATAGGTCTACATCAAAATCTGTGTAGCAAATCTTTGGTGTTTTTGCAAAGACAGATTTAGTCCCCACAAAAAACATACCACTGTTAGGATCAGTTCCACATATAACTGATGGTGCTCCATCCCATTTTGTCTGCATGAAACCTGTGCTGTTGTCATTACCAAGCATCTTACGAAGTTCTTTTAAAAAAGACACAGCAGCTTTGCAACCCTCAACTCCATAGTTGAGCATTTCATCCTCTAGATGTTCTAAGTGTTTGAGTTGCTTTACGTTTGCCATCAGTCTTGGAATACCGTCTCTATACTTTCTCCTTTCATTTTATATCCAGACTGTAGTTTATCTGGATACACACGATCTGGATCAGATGTGGTTCCTCTGTCAGAAGTATTTCTAATATTAAATGTCATATCTAAGAGAGGTGTAGTCATATGAATGTTTACTCTCTTCGCTCCACCTGTTTCTCCACCATATGAAATTCTGACGTTAGTAACATTAGCTGCTTTATTCAAGAATCTTTCAGTGATCTCCATATGTTTGATTTTACCTTTGTTCAGATGAACATAGTGGTATCCATAACCAAGAGATCCCTTAATTAATTCTTGTAATAGAGGTTTGTTATAATTTGGAGAAGCATCTATTACTTTAAAATTTCTATTACCTGATTGATATTGATTAAATGTTGCACAGAATGTTGCCTCATCTAATCCAAAAGTTTTCATCAATGCAATACCATCATTAGTAGTAATCTTTCCTGCCTTTACTTGATCAACAGGAAAAACACTTGTCTTTAAACCTAGATTAGATAAAGTAGTTGTGCCACTAGTTTTTAATGACAGATAATACTTATGAAGTGGTTTACCTTTACACTTAGTTTCTAATGTTAGGTCAGTAATAGTAGATCCAATTTCATATCCAGTTGACAAAGATGCTGTTCCAATTTTCCAGTGACCACTCACAAGTGACATAGGTCTTTTCTTATTCTCACCACCTTCTGCAATAACTCTAACTGCAATACAATCTTCTAGGTGATAATGTTTTACCAGACCGTAAATAAAATCTTTATACTTATTGTTTTTGAGTTCACTGGTCTCAATCCAATCGTTGATACCTGCTTCTAGTTGTTGCTCAAATAAATTTCCTTGGTTACCAGATCCTCTATTACCTCTACTACCATCACCAAAATCTACCTTCAATGCAGTTATCTTTAACTTCTTTTTTATCTCTGCTTTTGTGAATTCTGTTTGTAATGCTCTAGCTATTTTTACTTGTTTCTTATTTGTTGGATCAAATGCAAGAGGATTGTTCATGCCATATGTATTGACAAGATAATTCCACAATCTAAGTCCCTCTGCTGCTGCAGCATTATCCATATGCTTTACAGAAGAACCTGCATCTGAGAACGTAGATGGTATAAGGTTATATGCCATAAGAAAACCTCCCGTCTATCTATTTAGAGGAGAGGTTGTTGAAATATTCTTTATCATTATGGATGCTCAAGCATGAAATGTTTATCAATAACTTGAATACGTTCTTCTGCTTTCGCAATCAAATCAATTTGTTCTTGAATTGCAGCAAGAACATCAGAGTGTTCACCAATACCTGCAGGATTATGCAGATAAATTTCAACATTTGCTTTTGCCTTACTGATCTCACCTAGTGCAGATTCACGTAGAGCAGATAAAGTAATTTGTGTTAGGTTACAAGACATGGGATTTTCTTTTATGTATGTGATATCGGGTTGGTTAATGTAGTGAGTTTCGTAATCTCCACTCATCGGTCTCCAGCAGCACGAACTTCAGATTTTTGAATATCAAATTTACCGCCAGGATAACGCTTCTCTAGTTTCTTTACGTTACGTTCAATAACCTCATCAAACGAAACTTCAAGTGCCATACATGCTTGTGCCACATACCACATCACATCACCCAACTCAATGATGAGATGTTCTTTGTTATCTTCATCCCATGGTTTTCCTTGGAAGATCATCTTCTTAATAATCTCAAGAAACTCACCACCTTCAGCGTTGATACCAACACCAGATGTTAGAAGACGTTCAATGTTAGCACCTTCGCGATCTAACTCACCAATACGATCAGCGAAGTCAACGAAGTTTGTTGATGCTTCTGAAGTAACTGCAGAAACAAACTCTTCATACCGATTAAAATTAATTGTCATACATTCCACTCTGCGAATTTTGATAGTCTAGATTGTGATTCAGCAAATTGCTGGAAGTCCTCACCAGGATCTTCTTGATTGATGCTAATAGCAGACGCATCATCTGCAACATCATACAGCTTCATTTTCGCTCTGTCAATCCCCACCATGAATTTTCTAGAGGTAACGAGGTCTGAGTATCTGTTTTTAAGTTGTTTGACCAAGATGCGACCTTGTTGCTCAAGCTCCTCAGTAGATATAAGGGCAAACATAAAATCAGCAGTGGCAGGTAGACCAAAAGACTCAGAAGTATCGGTAAGGTCTGGATCAGAATTGCCATAACCACTACGAGTAGTTTGAGTGGCAGAGACAATAGGGACAGAACATTCCACAGCAAGACCGCGAAGCTCCTCCGCAATCGCCTTAACGTAGGTATACGAGTTAACAATGGCACCTTTGTACCTCACACTTGCACATATGTTTAAATAATCAACGAAAATAATATTTGGTTTGAAGTCTTTCTTCAATTTGAGATCGCTTAAGAGTGCCTTAAAGTGTCCTACATGAGCAGACGCTGTGGGATACTCTTTGATAATAAGTTTTCCTCTAGTCTTTTTAGCGATCTCTTGAACCTTACTAGAGAATAGAACTTCGGGTAGTTCTACGATGTCTTTGACATTAACGTTTAGAAGATTCGCGTCAATTCGTTCAGCAATCTTCTCCTCTGCCATTTCACATGTAATGTAGAGAACGTTGTAGCCCTGAGTGAGGGCGGAACCAGCCATGTGGCACATGAATAGAGACTTCCCGACACCCGTACCAGCAAGAGCGACGTTGAGAGTCTTGTTAGGGAGACCACCTTTCGTGATAAAGTTAAACTTTTCCAAATCAAAGGGAATCTTCTCTTCTTTCCTGTGGTAGAATTCGTATCTATCTGATGATTGCTCAATGTAATCGTGTCCAATATGTTCATCAAAGGAGACAGCAAGAGCATCTTGCAGGATACTAGGGATAGCACCCTTATCAAGTCTCTTATCTCCACCATCAGCAATCTTAATAGATTGCATGAGTGCCAAGTATATAGCTCTGTCTTGACACCACTTTTCTGTAGCATCTAACAACCAGTCATAATCCACCCATTCATCAGTTAAGGAATTTATTTCCTGTAATGAATCTTGGAATGCCTCGTCTGTAAGGTCTCCTCTATTTTGGATATTAATTGTGAGAACTTCTTTAGTAGGGATCTTATCATACTTCGCAGCGAAGTCAGCAATCTCTTCAAAGATAATTCTTTCATGGTAAGTCTCATAATATTCTGCTTTTAGAAAAGGGACTACCTTGCGATAATATTCCTCATTATATATGAGGTTCCTTAAAATAGTTTGCTCAATGCGTTCACTCATCAAATTTTAACCTCGCAAAAGATTTCTCACTTAATCTCTTTTGAATTAGTTTACCATAATCTTCATTCAATTCACAACCTATGTAATGTCTTCCTAACGATTTTGAAACAACAGCTGTTGTTCCTGATCCCATGAATGGATCTAGAACTACATCTCCCTCTTCACTTCCTGCTTTAATACATGGTTCTATTAAGTCGGTTGGAAATACTGCGAAGTGTGCTCCCTTATATGGTTTTGTAGTTACTGTCCAGACAGATCGTTTATTCTTTGTTGTATAGCTTTTTGTAAGTCCGCTATGCGGTTGGAGTCCTGTTCCTTCGTTGTGGTATTTTCCGTTGTCTCTGTTTCTTG